AGATGTTCGCTCAGAGACACAAGGAGATTGAGGCCAAGTGCGGAGAGCAGAGGCTCGTGATAGAGGATACCATCGAGAAGTTAGAGGTCCTGCTTGGTAGGCTTAGGAAAGTGATTGAATGAGTGATAGATTCGCGAGCATAAAACACGCGGAGTTTGAGTTGCTGATGAACATACTCAGGGAGACTGACATACAAGGGTGGGCCGAGCGAGGCGTGCCCGGTATGCGGTCACCCAAAGACGCAGATGACGAGTATGCCTTGAAGAGGGCGCGTTCCGCTGTGCAGAATATCAGGAAGGTCATACTCAACATGGCATCCAAGAGAGTGTCCTTCCTACCTGAAGGACATGTCTACGAGGGATGGGACGGTCACAGGGACGGACTGATACCACCAGCGAATGAGGGATGGGATTGATTGAATCTTTCTTTAAATAGAGTTAGATTTAGGCATAAGTGATTGACATGAAAAAGAAAATTGAACAGATGGATTGGACTGATGGCTCAGGTAAAGCCCTGTCGAATTTGGCTAAGGCCATGACCAGCATCGAGCGTGAGAAGCATGACAAGGCAAGCGAGTACTACTCAGACCCCATGCTGTTCGTGAAGGACCTGAACACAGGCTCCTCGGTCATGCTCGTCCCATCGAGCGATGACACAGGGAAGACGCATGGTAGAGGGTACAGAAGGTGCTCAATGGTCAGGCAGAGGATACCGAACAAGGTCCCGCCGAAGTTGCAGATAGCGGTCTTGCTGGACATGCTCGTGGGTATGCTCGTCCCGAAGGGAGAGGATGTCACAGGGCCACTTGGAAAGGCTGCGTATAGGAGAATCGCTGAAGCGATGGTAAAGGCGCAGAATGCAGATTCTTGGTTGAAGAACAATGCGAAGCACGCTACCTCTGTGCAAGAGGTCATGGGACAACTGCTGGAGATGACGTGGACTGAAAGAGCGGGAGACTCCTTGCTCAACATGATAGCACTGCCACTTGATGGTACAGATGTCACGATGGAGGACCTACAGGAGATGGTGATTGATGAGCGATGAAATGACGAGAGGAGAGGCCGAGTGTGTGCAATGTGGCACGACATTCAGTTTCAGGCTCAAGAGAGGTAGAAGGCCGAGACTGTGCGGCCATGATTGCAAGAAGGCATACAGGAATGACAAGATAAGAGCGAGCAGGAAACCATCTGTAAGGATGTACAACTGCATCACTTGCGGTGTCGAGTGCTCACAGACGGGACTGGGGCCGGGTAGGAAGTATTGCGTTGACTGCAACCCAAGGAACATGAACAGGGTCAGGACCTTCACATGCGACGTATGTGGGAAGGAGGGTCAGCAGACGACTAGAGGTACGGCTAGGAAGAGATGCATCACATGCAAGCCCGAGGTCGAGCGTGAAGCAGTAGTCAGGACGTTCACCTGCGAGGTATGTAACGAGCCCGGTGTGCAGACTGGCAAAGGTCCAACGAGAAAGAGGCACGAGCACTGTAAGCCGAAGTTGGATGGTAAGGTGAGAACCTACACATGCGTTGACTGTGGCAAGGTCAATCAGCAGTTCGGCAGGGGAAGGCTGAGAGTCAGATGTATCGAGTGCAAGCCTGATTTGAGTGTATTTAAACCTCAAAACGATGAGCACACGCAGAAAGCAATAGAGATAATGAATGCGCTTGGCATAGAGGGGGCTTTGTGATGGCTTGTCCGGGCTGTAGAGCGAGACATGAGGACGAGTGTATATGTTGCACGCATTGGAACTGGCAGATTGTGTCTTTAGAAGAATGGGATGACAAGACGATGTGCTTCAGCGTAAAGTGCAAGGAGTGCGATTTGAGGGGATACGTCGAGTATACAATCAACGAGGACAAGACCACGATGGACATCATAAACGAAGTGATTTGGGATGAGTAGTTTCCAAACACACGGATACAGGCTCGGGATGCTCTTCGGATTGAAGCCTAAGCAAGTCATGGAAGGCGTCAGGTTGTACAACACAATCATCACTCACGACATGTGGAACAGTAAGAGGTCAAGGGTATCGCTGATGACGGATTGCATGTATCTGATGGGCAAGAAGTACGAAACAGGCATAACAATTGAAAAGGCAAAGGTACTCACAAGGGAAGAGTTCGGTGTGGAGACACAGCCGAGGCCCAACACTTGGAGTGAACTGCGTGATGTTATACTCAGACATAGCAAGTCTCCATGAGCATTATTACTACGGTAGGAAGAATCCACTGATAGAGACTCTCAGAGAGGCAGAAGACCAGTATATATCCGATTTGGCTACCATACTGTTCGCAGAGAGGTGCGAGGTGTGGTCGTTCGCGAAGATGGTATCACACGTGGCACGCACCACAGAAATCTTTCCTGATGTCGTAATCGATGTGGTGAAGAATAAAGAAGGCTTGATTGACAATCTAGTGAGTGAGTCAGGCAATGCGAAGAGATGGAGCGTATCTAAGGCTGCGAGCATGATGATTGCTTTCACCAAGCAGACATCACCCATCACCTTCCTAGACATAGCGAAGGAAATCAACCAAGTCGAGGCCCGTCTTTTCTGGAGGACCGTGTTAGGTGCTCGCAAGAGGATAACCAAAGAGACATTCTTGAGAGCAGTCTTGCGCAACGGCGTGGATGGGAGTGTATTGTTGCGTGGTAGGTTGCTTGGTGATAACATAGAACTCCATGATGCCATACAGACCATGCTGCACTCTCCTGAACGATTCAGCGATGACTCATTCACAATCTACGTACCTAGAAGGGTGAAGGCTTGGAGAAACACAGTGAACTTGAAAGAGTACAATGGTGGTCTGTGTCAATTGATAGAGGGGAAAGGCAGCAGAACCATAGAACACAGGGATGACTGTGTTGTGGAGAAATCGAAGCAGGGTCAGATTTACGATGCGTTCTTCCCTGATGAGCCTGATTTGTCATTGAATGAGAGATTGTCGAGGCTCAGTGGGCTTGATGTGCTGATGCCCGTTGCAATACCATCTTGGTCAACCATAGAGGACTGGGCAGAGAAGAACACGGTCAGGTTTCCGAATACGAATCCGTATGATGTTCAACAGGAAGGCGCTCATATACTCGTCCTTGATTACCACATACACCCTGTGCGTCTCTCATGGTACAAGGCGGGTGAGATTGATATCGAACTGGGTATCGAAGTGCTTGATGGCACTGACTACTTCCAAGTCGGGAGTGTGAAGACGACTACTCTCGATGAAATGTCTTATGTCTACAGGGCATTGAAGCGTTATGATGTGAACGAATTACCGAATGTTGGCATCAAGTACGAATTACCAGCACATACTTGTGTTGTTATGTCTGTATCCTCTCCCTCATTTAATTCGACTGGGATGTGTTTTGAGCACGCTGTCTTCCACCAGATTGAGAATAACATGGGAATAACCGACCTTACTCAGTTGGTTGATTTGATGGTGATGGAATGAATGAGAAGTTCTTCATGAGAATCGGTGTACTGCTCTACGGTATAAGATTCAGTGTGAGATTGAAGAAGGATAAGAACTCCAAGTTCGGCTATCGCGGGGAGATGACGATGAGACACCCGGAACCAGAGGTGCTGCATGATGTATTGGGTAAAGAGCAAACGGTCTACTCATCGAAGAGCGATATTCAGAAGATGGTGAACTACATCGAGAAGACGTGTAATGCCTACAACTGCTGGAACCTTCTTCATGACAAGAAAGGTCTTGAGATAGTAAAATGGGGTTTGAAGAATCCATTTCCCAGTGACTGGGAATCCATGAAGATGTGGGCTAGTGAGTTTGATGAGATGATGGAAAAACCTGTGTTTCTTTAAATAGGGTTAGATTTGCAAATGTCATGTGGAATGAAAAGTCGAGGCCTAGTCGTGTTGAAGACATAGCAGGTAACTCCGAGTTGAAGTCCAATATACTATCTTGGCAGACTAATGGAGCCCCTGCTGCCCTTCTTTTCGTAGGTCCACCGGGCACCGGTAAGACCACCACTGCTAGAGTCATAGCGAATATGATGCTAGGAGATGATGTAGAAGTCAATTATGAGGAGACCAATGGCTCTGATGACAGAGGGATATCATTCATCCGTGAGGACTTGAAGACGTTCCTCCGTGTAAAACCGTTAGGCGTTGAGAGGAAGGTCATTCTGATAGACGAGGCTGATGGGCTAACGACTCAGGCACAGGATGCCATGCGTCAACTCATAGAGAACTACTCACACAATGCTCTCATAATAATGACAGCGAATGAGATGGAGAAGATTAGACCTGCCATCCGTTCAAGGTGCGCCACTTACAGATTCAAACCGCTGACGCCAACAGAGGGGGCTGCGAGGCTCTGGGATGTCTGTAAGACATGTGGTGTCCCTGATGGTGTGCTCAATGAATGGTCGAAGAGCCTACCTGCTTTGGTCGAGCACATGAATGGTGACCTTCGCTCATGCATTAACATCTTGGAATCACTACCACAAACCACTCTAGCGCTCTACAACAGAGTTGAGAAGATACAGGCAATGGCATCGGTTGACTTGGCAGAACTCGTAGCCGAGGGCCAGTTCATGAAACTGAGGAACAAACTTCATCTGATGCTAGATAACGGCAGTGACTTGCGAGCGGTGATGAGCGTGCTTTACAGGGATATGAAGAAGCAACTCGACGCATCGCTGACCGATACGAGCCTATTCGACGCGATGGTGGCCTATGGGGATATCATGACCCACATCTACACATGGCCTGACAATGCACATTCCTTCTGCGACTACATGGTCGCAGCAATAAGAAGGGAAACAAGGTGAACACAATGAGTGAAGAACATAAAGCCGAAATGGAAAAAATGATGAACGACAGTAGTGGTGCTGGAAATCCTTTCAACAAGGCACAGCAGATGCAACAGCAGCAGAGCGAGCAGACTCTGCCGCAAGGTGTTCTTGAGAGAATCGAGAAGACCGCTGAGAGGACGGGTGAGTCCAAGCAGGAGGTTGCAAACTTCTATCTGAACTACATACAGAAGGAGTTCGGATGCGATGATTGGTCTTCTGAGGATGAGGACTTACTCATAGATTGGGCTGAGTCGGCATTCGTAGCGACTAGGAAGGGACCGACCACAGGTGCTGGAAACGAGATGTACGTCGGACAATTCGTAGGCGTCGATGCTCGTTCCGACAACCGTGGCACAGGTCTGATGAACTGGATATCGAGGTTGTACAGGAACGACCCGAACGAGGCAATGGCACGTGGTGCGGGTCACTACGTCGTCAGCAATGGCCTTTGGAGTGTTGAGACCGCCAATGGAAAGATAGATACCTCGCAATCAGCGGAGGAAGAGCCTGCTTGTGGTATACACTTGGGCGGCAACGACTACATCTGCTTCGTCAGCAAGAACGGTAGCCCGTACAGCGTTGATGAGATGGGCAGGTACGCTTGGTTCCTCGGCAACTCCAAGGAAGCCTTCGTCAATGAGGGAAGAATCGAGTTGTGGCGTGTGGACCTGAAAGGCGAGGACACCGCTAGGAGAATCAGAGTTGGAGAGCCATGCGTCATATCAGCAAGGCCACCACGCGAGAATGATGAGTACAGGAAAGACGTGCTCGATACGAGAGAGGGCTTCATAGACACAATCAATTATCGTGATGACTTCGTTGACGAGGACGTCAGGAAACTGCTCAAGCCATCGATTTACTGGACAAGTAGCGAGTTCCATGACATGTTCGTGAATCTCAGTGAACTAACCGAGGCATACGAGTCAGGCTCAAGAGAATGGTCTAGCAAGGATGGAAGGTCAGGTCGCACCGGTCCCTTGGTATTCGTGAAAGGCAACGTGGTCCGTATGTCAACAGACGCACGTGAAACCGAGTACGACGAGGGAGGCAGGTCATACAGCCTCTCCGTGTCATCAACCGGATTACAATCGATGTACGGCGGAGGTGCTGGTTCAGAGGTGCTTTGCAACATAGGAAGCGCTGTCCATGACATGACCACGCCCTTCCACTTCACGGACACAGACGGTGAGAAGTACAACTATGCCGAAGGCAGTACCATCTTCGTGTTCGGTCGTATAGGCATGATGAGAAGAGACAACACAGAGGTTCCCAAACTGACAGCGTTCGGTATCTATTGCGACTCACGTCGCGCTCGTAAGGGTGCGTCGGGTGGTAATGCAGACCCATCGCAGTTTGAGTGAGGAGATGATTAAATGGCAAAGAAAACATTAGCAGACATAAAGAAAGAGAATGATGAATTGAAAGCAGCGGCAGCGAGAGTCCCAGAACTTGAGCAGCATATCGCTAAGATGCAGTTGACAACAAGCCTGCTTGAGAGGCACGCTAACACCGTGATGCAAGCAAGCCAAGCGCTCCTGCGTGACATTGAAGCACTGAACAAGGCAAGTGGAGGGCAGGGTTGATGGCTGGTTTCGGAAAGACCGCTGCGGCACAGGCAGAGTTGAACGACGCTGCCTTGCCGTCGCACGAGAGGAAGAATCCCTTCGCCGCTCTTGAGGCGGAGATGTCAACCATGTCCGACAGGATAGGGCACACATTCGTGGGCTTGGTCGGTAATGAGAACACAGGGAAGACAGCCGTCGTCACCTCGGCGTACAACAAGTACGTGAGCGAGGGCGGGGAGAAGAGCCTGTGGGCATTGGACTTCGATGGGGGCGCTCAAGCGAACAAGAGCGCCTTCTATCCTGACTTGGACTCCATCGTGGTGTGGGAGCCGTACGTCTACATGACGAACGACAGGACGGCCATAGACTACCCTGAGACGCACAACAGGACGATGAGACTCCTACAGTACGCTGTGCACAACAGCGAGAAACTATGGGGTGTGCTCATCACTGGACTTGACGGCTTCGATAGCGTGTGTATCAACAACATGAGGATACACGACCTCGGGCTCAGCAAGGATGCGATTTCCGCTGCTGACGTACGTGGAGCAGGAGCAGATAACAGACGAGTCGAGTTTCAGTGGGACTGGGGACTGCGTAAGACGAGGTTCCTGCAACTGATAACGCTGTGCAGGGGTCTTGTGAAGAAGGGAGTCAGGGTGTTCCTTGAGACTCATCTAGCACAGACCAATGAAAACGACGAGCGTTCACTGCGACCCATGAGCGGAACGAGACCGGCATGGGAGAAATCAACCGCTGGACTCGTGTTCCAAATCATTCTCTTTGAGAGGGAGGATGTCAGGGACGAGAGCGGGAACCTGACCAACCAGCGCTTCACTGCGACATACGAGAAGAGCAAGACTGATGCTGGTCTACAGGGTCAGAGGCGCATAGTTCTCACCACCGAGGCTGGTGGTAAGCCAGTCTGGTATGGTTTGCAGGAACTTGAAGAAGGGCGGCTTTGATATGGTTAAGGTAGTCCTTGATGCTAAGGTATGGAAATCCATGCTGTCTTCGATAGGAGACAAGATGGAGGATGTGCGCATCGTCGCATCGTCTGATGACTACATCGAGTACGATGCGGCGTTGAGCACGCACTACATACATTACAAGCAGAAGCACGATGATGCTGTCAAGGCTGCTGGAAACCTGACATTCTCCGATATGAAGAAGACGAATGCGTTCCTGTCCAAGTCGAAGGGAAACGTCACAGTCTCCGAGTTGAATAACAAGTTGGTGATGCAGAATGGAAGTAAGAAGATATCCATCCCTGTGCAGTCATGCAAGACAGCGCAACTCGCGCCCACCATGTCTAGGCTCATATTAGAATGTGAGACAGGTCAGTGGAGGAAGTTCGGAAGGAACACAGAACTGAGCACACATGGCAAGGTTCTGTTCTCAGACCTGATTGACGGGGCCAATATAGCGAAGTCGCTCAGCGTTGACTCTGAGTTTCAAATCAAGGCGAATGCGGAGGAGAGCGAGATAGTGCTCCATGCCTACAAGAGAGGCGGCTCTGCATTGACATGCTCAGCAGATGTGGAAGATGCCGAAGGACCGAATCACACGATAGTATCGTCGTTCGGCTCTTGGCTGCTCTCCGCATTGTCCGTCTTGGATGACAAGACCCTATCCACATTCCACTGCGGTGACGCAGCACCTCTGATAGTTGTGCAGAGTGGAGAGGATTGGGAGCGTAAGATAGTAGTGATAGACCAAGAGGCTTGAGTATGATAATCGATTACTTCTTCCCGAACGGATTCGATTTCGTGGAGGAGCCTCATCTGTATCTGCGTACGAGGGACGAGAAGGGAAACTTGCAGAGCGATATAATCACACCACAGGATGACAGGTACATCTCCCCATTCTGCTGGATACCCGTTGAGACCCCTAGAAGGTCGATTGACAGGATACAGAGGATGTTCACAGGTCTTGCAGTGCATTGGGATGTACGTGCTAAGGGCAGGGACGGTATTGAACTCATGAAAGTGACAGTGCCCAATCCCTCTCAACTGTGGAAACTCAAGGACCAGATACGAACGTACGAGGCTGATGTGCCATACGAGGACCAAGTGCTCCTACACATGTTTCCTGAGAGGCTCAGCATGCCTGACTTTCATCCGAGGGTGTGGTACTTCGACCTTGAGTGGGACGTCAATACGGATGCCACCACTGTGATGGCGGTTGACGATACCCATGCCAAGCACCCTATCGTCTTCGCTTGGAGTCAGGAGAGCGAGGGACAGGATGGCGTGACCATCGACTTCATCGACAGGGAAGGGGGATATGAGAGGAGGTTGTACGGCTCAGAAGGTGAGATGCATGATGCCTTCCTCGACTACATGGAGGAGTGCGACCCTGACATACTCATAGCACACGCAATCGCTTGGGCAGACCTTCCACACCTGATGAGGCGTCTGAGCGACCCTGACAGGCTCAGTCCTGTAGGCAACGTGATGAGGCCGCATGTGAAGAACGGATACAAGGAGACAGCACAGCCAATCACAGGTCGTCTGATACTGGACACAGCAGCCAAAGGCAATACAGGGAGCGGCATAGAGTCATTGTGGATTAAGTCGGGAAGGGGAAACCTACCCAACCGTAAACTACAGACCATCGCTGAGGAACTCGGTCTCTCAGGAAAGATACAGGAAGATGAGGATGGGAACAAACTCGATGTCAGGACATGGTGGTACAGTCACTTCGATTTGTTCGTGGACTACTGCCTTGTCGATACCACGGAGTTGCGTAAGATTTGCGACATGATAAACTTCGTTCCCTTCTTCACGACGGTCCAACGGTTCTGCGGCGTTCAGATGAAGAGCACGCACAGAGTCACCAACTACCTACGTGGTATGTTCGGGCGCTATACGGAGTTGAAGGCTCCCTCATCCTTCAGATACAACAGGGAGCATCTCAAGGCGGCGAATGTCTTTGCTAAGGAGGGTGGTCTGTACGAAGGCGTCCTGCTCGGTGACTTCGCCTCCCTGTACCCTCAGATAATGATAGGGGCCAACCTGTGCCCTACTACGAAATACACAGGTAAACCACGTGAGGGAATCATCACCATGCCTGATGGTTCAATGTGGTTGCCCTCTAGTGAGAAGAAGGGTATACTCCCAACTATAATGCAGGACCTTCTAACACTGAGAAAGGAGTACAAAGCAAAGATGTACGACGCTACCACGAATGAGGAGAGACTCAAGTGGGACATGATGCAACTTGCTGTGAAGATTCTAGCGAATGCTGCCTATGGGTACGTGTCGCAATCCAAGGTGGGAGGCATGTGGACCGACCCCGATGTTGGTGGGGCAATCACGTCAATGGGACGTAAAGCCATAGACACACTGGCATCCAAAGCGGAGGAGAAGGGCTACAAGGTCCTTGCAGGACACACTGACTCCTCCTACATACAAGTGCCATTCGATGAGGTGAATGCGCTTGTCGAGTATCTTAATGAGTCCATACAAGCAGAATTGCTCTCGACACTCATCGTTGAGGCCGAGGCATATTTCGATTACTTCTTCATAGGCTCATCTAAGAATAGGAACTTCGGTATCATAAAATGGCCGGAGAGTAAGAAAGGACACCTGAAGGTGACAGGGTTTGAGCATAAGTCAGCAAATGCATCACCAATCACCAAAGAGATTCAGAATCAAATTTTCCATCTAATAGGCAGCGGTGCCAGTGAGAGTGATGTATCGGAGTTGATAAGACCGATAGCATTGAGATTAAAGAAGGGACAGTATACCGCTAATGAATTAGCGCCTTATGGTAGGTTAGGTAAAGCAAAGTACGAGAGAGTACCACCTAACGCCGCTAAAGGCGCGATATACTACAACGAGCACTTGGCTACCAATGACCCTATTCGTGTGTTCGATAGCGCACAGTGGCTATATGTCAATGAGGTTCCAACTGGTAAGCCCTACACTAACATCGTATCATACAGGGATGAATCCGAAGTAAAGGACTTCTCGATTGACTACAACACAATGGTTGACAAATTCATCAAAGCAAAGATAAAACCCATCTATGACGTCCTTGGTTGGGACGTTGGTTATGCTTGCGGTGATAAGGTTCCAAAGAAATATTGGTGATGAAAATGAGTAGAATAGAAGATGAAGTATGCAAGAAGATACAGGAAAGAGCGAAGATTGGACTAGACAAATACGGGGTGACGATGCAGAGGACGGACTTTGACTTCGTGACTTGGTTAATCTATCTCCAAGAGGAACTGATGGACGCAGTAGTCTATCTACAGCGCGTGATAGAGGACAGTGGCGAGGAATGATATTCCACAAGTTCAATCCGAATGAGGAGAGTTTCACCCATAGTGCGAACTATGCCACTGAGGAACTCAAGGAGTCTTACGAGGAGTCATCCTACGCTTGGCCTGAGAAGGGCAGCAGGCTACGGATAACGAAGTCATCACTTGGTAATTTCAAGTGGTGCCCACAGCAGTATTACTTCAGCACAGTGTTGAGAATGCCCAGTGATGAAACCGAGGCTATGGTTCGCGGTACTAACGTACACAATGTGGTGGAGTACTTCTGGAAGAGAGCCGAGGAAAACCTCGATGAAATAGTATCTCTGATGAATGACGACAAACACGCTGTCGCTAAACAACTCGCTGAGTCATTTGTGGTATGCCCTGATGAGGGATGGAAGCATGACGAGGCCGAGTGTCTGGATGTGTGGTTCAACTGGCAGTGGTTGCGCTTCCTAGTGTGCTACACCGACAAGACACCCAAACTTTGGCTACCGGTCGGGAATGAGTACGAGGCTCATGCGACTGAGGAGATAGAAGTGGATGGGCAAGTCGTGCCTGTGCATTACAAGGGATACATAGACAGAATATTCGATGATGGTGAGGGTGGCTTCATCATCATGGAGTTGAAGACCGGGAAGTGGGTCAACAGACCATACAAGATGACGAGCATGAGGTTTGAGATGAACTTCTACCGGCATCTCCTGATGAAGTCAGGACAACCCGATTACCTCCCTGTTTCACAATGGGCGTGGGAGTTCCCTAACGGTAAGGTCAACAACGGTGATGAGGCGAAGTGGGTCATAGAAGATGTATCGAGGATTGCGCGTTACAGCGACAAATCGATAGTGAATACAACCAAGAAATTGGTAAAGGCACATATAGAGAATCAATTCCCACCTATACACAGCGATTCCTGTAAGGTAAACTGTGGCTGCATCAGAAGGGCATGCGGCAACTGCTCTTTCATACACATATGCCCTGCGTTTAGCGTTCCTGATATTCAGGAGGTATCACAATGAATGAAGAAATAATGAAAATGGAAGAAACGAGATTGACTGGAAAGTTGAATGAGACAGTTGAATGGATAAACAAGAGGGTGATGATGGAGAACTTCATGTTGAAGGGTGAACTACCCAAGGTGAGTATTCACCTCGCTGTCTACGGTGTCCATGGTGACGAGGTTAGAGTCAGCAACGGGTATCAACAGACACTGGATGGCGGTGGTTATGCTGCGTTCGACGTAAGTGTGAACCCAGTGGCTTTCGCCAAGTACGGTGACTCTGCACCGCAAGTCATAGGCAACAAGGCAATCGAACTCTACAGAAAATACGTAGACTAGGTGTTTGGATGTCTTTCATAGCATTCGATTACCCTAGAGAGGTTCTCATAATAGGGGACAAGACCACTCGTGGTTACAGGAGAATCGTTCATGATAGACGTGAGTTGCAGAGGTACTGGGAAGGGAGAAATGGAATCTCAAACGCTTACTTCACAGCATACGGATATAGAGGGACTACACCTCCTAAGCACCACAGGGTGGATTACAACACACCTGTCATCAGGCATTTCGTGTTAGACTTCGACTGCAAGGACTTCAAGCAGAGAGGTGTCGAGGTTGAGTTCTCTTTCATGCATGAGCAGGTGAAGAGGCTACACAAGCATCTCATTGACAATGACTACATGCATTACGTCTGGTTCAGCGGTGGTGGGTTTCACTTGTGGATTCCCATAGATGAGACGCTGATGCCAACGAACGGATTTGAGGTTACACGGATAAAGAACGGGGGTAAGAACCTACTCAGAAAATGGCATGATAGTTTGAATATATCATGTTGTGACCCCACTGTCGCATTCGACATGTCAGGTATGATTAGAATTCCAAACTCATACAACATGCGAAGGTCATGTTGGAGCATACCTCTGGAATCGGATGAGATAATGAATCTCGATTACTATGAACTACTGGATATATCACAAGATGCGCGTGAGGGGTACATTTCTCTTGGAACTACACCTCTGCATCTTGAACTACCGGTGAAAAGAGCAATACAATTCACTAGACGGAAGAGACAGGTTGACCTACCTGATATATCACATGACAAGATGCTGATACTACCCTGTCTAGCACAGTCAGCGCTTGGAGAGGGAAACCCCATACACAAGGCACGCTTCCACCTAGTCAGTTATTTGGCTGCTAGATTGAGATGGTTCTTTCCCCCTGACAGTGTGAAGGAGAATGAGAGAATCGAGCACATAGAGAAGATAGTCGATTTCTGCGGTGCGCAGGGTTGGGTTGACTATGACGAAGATATAACCAGAACTCAAGTCACAAGCATAGTAGAAACAGGATACTCATTGTCAACGTGTAAGACACTGATAAGCGAGGGTCTCTGTAGTGGTATATGCCGTTATTACGATGGCACTGCTGAGGGATTGATATGAAACACACATTGAGTCAGAAGTGCTCTGAATGCGGTGGACCAAGGTCATCGAATAATGTAAAGAGCAGGTCATCCTATTCAGGTGTCTGCAACAAGTGCATGGTGAGACCGAAGAACGGCGACAGATGCAAGTACGTTAACAAGAAGGATAAGAGATGTGCTATGAGAAAGTATAGAAAACACCCTGATTACTGTCATTTTCACGGAGGTAAGAGAAGTGCCTAAACCTGATTTGATTGTAGACAGCAACGAGAGAGGAACTCTGTGTGAGTCGGTCATCAGAAAGGCGCACAAAGTGGGTCTTGTCGTCCTTCGCAAGCAATTGGTAGTTGGTGATTACCTCTCAGGTCAGGCGTGTATAGAGGCCAAGAGCATAGGGGACCTCTTTCAATCAAGCCATAGCGGTCATCTTTGGCGTCAGTTGGACAATATGGATGCCAACTATGAGAGATTCTTCCTCGTAATCCATGGTTCGATATCGAAGCATGTGGCTATGGCTAAGCAGAATGGCAAGAAGATAACATACAGCCGCGTGCAGAATGAATTAACCGGTACCATAGCGAGGGTGATGGCTGATTTCGATTGTCAGGTTTTCTTCACTGAGAACACCAGCGAGGCTGCCATGTTCATAGTGAAACTTCACGATAAACTGCACAAGCCAGCGTCAAGCCACGGTGCTCGTGGTATCAGGAGAGTCAGCACTAATGACGTAAGGCTCGATATGTTGATAGCCATACCGGGAATAGGCAAGGAGATGGGTGAGAGGATGCTTGAGAAATGCGGCAGCATAGAGGAGATGGCATTTTCTGAATCCTTGAAGGCTGTCAAGGGAATGGGTGAGGTCATGAGGAAGAGAGTGGTTGAAGTCATTACCTCGGAAGAGCCCATACACGTCGAACGAAAGAAGGGGAGATAGTCATTATTATTATGTTTCAACATTCATTTTATACAAATGAATTATATGCTGACCCCTTCTGGGGTAACTATGCGTAAGGCGAGTGAATATAGAGCATCAAGAAAATACGGAATTCTGAAAGGCTATACTGACCATTTCAACGCTACATCGATTGACAATGACATACCCGGACTACTGTCATTCTTCTTCATCCAAGGACAGGTAGCGGTACCATATGTGAGGATACCATGGGGTTCCTCGCATCTAGACCCTAGGAATCACGTGTTTTGGATTCAATCAAGCAGGACTGGCAAGTCCATAGCGTGGGAGTTCGTCGGTGACGTCCTGAAGGACATTGGAATCAACAGCGACCTATACACGACCGGTACAGATGCCGGTCTCATTGGCGGGTTTGAGATGGAGGAGGATGGTGAGGGCAACAAGATTGCTATTCTCAAGGAAGGTATGCTGACGGGTCAGAAGGCATTGAATTTCGATGAAGGTTCAATCATCCTCAACCCAAACAAGCATAGTCAGGAGACTGTCCTGTACCTGCAATCCGCATGCAACCCGGTGGGAAGCAACAACAACATGCTCGTCAAACACACTAAAGCGGGTAGGATAGAAACTGAATCACTTGTATCTCTGTGGATTACGACATACCCGCCATCTGGTGTGAAGGAGTACGTGTTGACAAAGGGTATCTTCCAGAGGGTCCTGCTCTACTGGAGCAACTGGACGATGGAGAGAAGGAAGGCTGTCAGCGAGATAAGGGCTGAGAGCGCATTCAAGATGACTGCTCCTATGAAGGTCTCATATGATGACATAACGAGTTATTTCACAGACCTTGAGTTGAGGTTGAGGAACAGGGTCCTCAATATCACAGAGACAACATTCGTTGAATGGGATGCGATGAGCAGGCCGGACAAAGAGGCTCTCGTTCAATCAGTGATGGACAAGATGTTCACCGCTGATGAGAACACCTTCTATCCTGCGCTGCTGGATGCCATAGATGACTACTACACATTGTTGAATGGTTTGAACCCGAACATACTGGAAGTCGTGTCATCATTCATTCCAGCCATGGAGAACAACACTCTCATCTTCGCTACTCACATTGCTATGCTGGATGAGTCATGGGTCGTTACAGGAGAGCACGTTGACATGGCTAAGGACATACTCTATGACATCTTCAGGAACCTGATACTTTGGCTTGAGGATGAGGTTGAGATTGGACCGAAGGTACAAGAGAAGGCCAACAACAAGAGCAAGTGGGTAAACGCCTACAACGGTGTGGATGGCGTCGAACTAGGAAACAGGGGTGATGGCTGGCGCAGTAAGACGAAGGTCATCAGGTCATACGAGCAGCAGAACACTGTTTCTCAGGGTAGCGCTTACAATAACTTCGATAAGTGGGCTAGGAGCATGTTCGACACGACGAAGGATGGGCGCGTGGTGTTCATCAGACTCAAGGAGAACTTGGAATGAGCAATATACTCTCGCTTGATATCGAAACTGCTAACTTTTCTTGGGAGATAGGTGGATGGAACAACATGTCCTTGTTTGAGCCTAGCGTGGTCGCGACTTGGGATGGCAGCAACGCCAACGTCTTCACTAAAGGAGAAGTCGAAATGGACAACACGCAAGTCCATGACCTTCACCCTCAAGTCTTAGGTGACTTCCTACAGGAGCACATAGAGAAAGGCGGTAAGATACTCGGTCATAACATCAAATCATTCGACCTACCTGTGATAAGAGATGCATTGGACTGTTGGGCTGTTGGGGACATCATGGGCAAGTCCGATGTCATCATAGACACGAAGAACCTATTCTCAAAGCACTCATTGTCATATGGCAAGTTGCTGACTAGCCTAAACGACTTGGCTCGCTGCAACTTGGATGAGGTCAAACTCATGGAGAGTGCAGACGCGCCTATAGCATGGCGTGAGGGACGACACAACGAAGTCGCTGAGTATTGCCTAAAGGACGCTCAGTTGACATACGACCTGTACATGAAGGGCAGGGAAGATGGATTCCTAAAATCAAGGTGCCTTGAGACTGGGAACATAATAGAAGTTGAATTGGAGTGGTAAAATGAACGAAGAAGAATACAGATTAAAAATAGCATTAGATAGACTGATTACAGCGATATCGAGTGGGGCTGCGTTGTCAGACCTCATGAGAATGACAGCACAAATATCAGTGGCCGTCGGCTGGCCTTTTGGGGAGAACGGCGAAAATAAAGAAGGAAGTGAAGAGGAATGAGCGAAGAAAGAAAAGACCCGTTGCACAGCAACATAAGAGCAGCAAGAGCGATAGTGAACACAGTGAGGACCACACTCGGCCCGAGAGGTCGAGACAAGATGATGGTCGATGCAGGTGGTAATGCCATCATCACGAACGATGGTGCGACCATATTGCGTGAGATAGAGGCAGGCCATCCTGCTGCTAAGATGATTATAGACATCAGCAAAACTCAGGAGAGCCTGTGCTACGACGGAACGACATCTACGGTGGTCCTAGCAGGACAGATGCTGGCTGACTCTGAGAACCTCTTCAGCAAGGGCGTTCACCCGTCGCTGGTGTGTGATGGCTACAACAAGGCGGCACGCATGGCTGTCGAGTATCTCGATGAGAATCTATCATACGAGCCTGATGAGGACGACCTGCTGCGTGTGGCTGAGACGGCAATATCAGGAAAGACCCTAGCGTCAGCGAAAGACATAGTATCGAGGCTCTGCGTTGATGCAGTGAAAGCCGCTGGTGATGCTGACAAGGTGAACGTGCTGTCCTTCCCCGGTGGGGCACTGACTGATTCTCATTTATTCAGAGGTGTGGTGGTCAATAGGGACTATGCTATTGAGATGGATATACCCGTCGAATCCAACGTCGTTCTACTGATGAGTGGTCTGGAGTCTGAGAAGGAGATGGAGCACTTGCAGATACAAGTGACTGACATGAGACAGTACGAGGCTGTGCGTCAACGTGCTGGACAGACACTGACACAGAATGTCAAAACGGTGGCATCCATGCTACCAAACGGTGGTGTGCTTTTCACGAGGGACAATGTGGAAGACTCAGCCTTAGCCTACCTGCACAAGAACGGCATAGCAGTGGTTAAGAGAGTGCAAGAGAGCATCATGCGCTCCTTGTCGTCGGCCATAGGAATCCGAGTCTCGCATTCAATCGATGACTTAGAAGCAGCAGCACCATGCAAGATAGTCAGGCAGAAGCACAATGATGTGCACTATCTTTTCGTGGAGGGAGAGGTTGAGTCAACTCAATCGACTCTAATCATACGCGGTGCAAGTCACACAACTCTTGATGAGGTCGAGCGTGGATTCGATGACGCTCTTGGTGTCGTATCACTGGTTATGAACGGAGGGAGGATTGTCGCTGGTGGCGGCTCCACGTACGCTGCCATAGCCAGTCATCTCAGAACCGAGGCACCGAAGATACAGGGAATGGAGCAGATGGCAATCAACTCATTCGCTGATACACTTGAGATTATTCCAGCGACCATAGGTGAAGTAGCGGGACACACTCCGTTGAATTGCGTGTTCTCACTCAGGAACGCGATAGCAGAGGGTATGTACACGTTCGGGCCTGATGTGGAGAAGATAAACGAGATAGTGGACATGAAGGAGATTGGAGTCGTTGAACCAGTGCAACTCGTTCGTCAAGCCATACTCAGCGCAACTGAAGTCACTACTGCTATTCTGAAGATAGACGACATAGTGGTGAAAAGAGGCGAGCAATGATGGGTAGGTTCATGGACAAGTTACGCGTATCTTGTCGCAAGTGCAATCATGAGCACATACCAAGGAGGCTTTCAGCGAGGTATCACGATGGATTACGAAGGAGAATCCATCTTTGGGAATGCAAGGAGTGCGGTCATATATGGCGCGACTCCGCATTCAAGAAGACTTGAGGTGCTAGGGCTACGTGCATGTTGCTAAAGCATTGTATACAAGGGAGGTTTGTGTGGTAAAAACGGGGAAGACATTTCACTTCACTCCCATCACATCGTAGTTTTCGTTCAATTCCCTACGTCCCGTTTCCCTCCCATATATACACAATGTTCATTTACAAGCCGGTGCATTTTCTACACCATGGAACGGAACTGTCAATGGTTCAACGAGTGGGCTAGTGAGACTATGGAAGATATACACATAGAGCAACCACGCACGAATCGCTTCATGGCAACGTTGATGACCCTTCTGAGGCTACATTGATGAGATTCCACTCAGCACAATATGCAGTGAGCAGTTTCCTCATAGCAGCGGTTCTAATCGCATATACCGCGCTAATGACCGTGTTCATCGTGCAAGAGGGCGTTGAACTGAAGAGTCTCCTTATTGTATACACGAATATAGTATTCATATGTATAACAGTGCAGATGCATGTATCAAGTAGGATTACTTAGGTATCATAGACTTCCCCAAAAACCGATGTTGTCGGTGAATTGGGAGTAGTTGTTGATTATCATAGTCTGATACTCATTATCCTTCAATGGATTGTCCCACAGTTTAGTATCGCCCCACACTGTATCGAATGAACTACCTGCTGGTGGTGTCCAAGTCTCAAAGTCAGCCACTACCAGTGTGAATGTATCATCCTTGGCACAATGGTCCCAGACCAAATCAACTACATCCTGCTCAAGTTCAACCACTGTCACGGATGTCACATTCGGGTTGTCTATCAGAGCCTGATGCACCATGCCTAACCCTAGACCACCAATGAGTACATCACCAGTGGCATTATCCCAAAGCCACTGATGCTCCATGTACTCTGCTTGTGAGTCCTGCATGATGGGCATGGGACACGCATCCTTGATGAGAACAGTGTGATTGTCATACGGCTCTGACTTCATCTCAAGATACTGCTGCCACATCCTCTCTTGTGTCTGAGTATCATGGTGCGCTATGGTGTAGTCACCTTGCGTTCCTTCAGGTATGCTCACTTCTATTCTCGTCATTCAATCACCTCAGTCCTCAAATGTGTATTTTATCACTAGGTCTGATGCACTTGTCGTTCCGTTGCTGTTCGTGGCATCTGCTCCGATGGTGAATGTCACTGTGTCTCCGTCTGATGGGAAGATGAGGCCACCTCTCCCACCACCCCAATTAATATCACCAAACGCACCTATGCCTTGTGTATCACCAAGACCAGTACCATAAGTTAACGCGTCTTGGTCTGTTGATGCTGACGAACTCCCAATTGGAAATGATATAGAAGCACTACCAGCACTGAGACTCGATGACACGCTCAAACTCCATTGGAAACTTGTCGCACTGCTTTCTACTATGTATCCTAGAAACGCTATCGACGCTTTAAATGAGTGCCCTGAGTAAGCAGCGTTCAAGTCGCTTGCGGAATTCGATATGTCTATTGTTATGTCTGCCTGTCCGTCGGTGAAATCACTATGCGATACATCGAACTGGTCTGCACCATCCGGGTTGGAGGCGTTTTGTGCGTTGCTTATCTCCTGTGCATTCATTTTGAAATTAGCAGACGGGTTTCCGCTAGATGCAGCGGCTATACCAACGTTTGTTGGATTCGGTGATGTACCTTGAAGAGATGGCGCACTACCGCCACCGCCACCGCCACCGCCACCGCCACCGCCACCGCCACTGGCATTGGCAGTCTCAAGTTGCTGTGCAGTTCCAGCGACACCAAGTATGAAACCCATTCAATCACCCAATGTATATCCAAGTGTTCGCAGCCACGGCGATGTATGTCCTCGCTGTCTCATCGTCCATGGCAGCATGGGTCGTCCATCCTGATGCTATCGCATTCGACCCTCCCAAAACCGGAGTCGCTGCACTACCTTTGTTGTTGATGACAACGAACTGCTGTCCTTTTATGGCGGTTGATGGTAATGTCAATGTTCCTCCTGTCCAATAGACATAAGAGCCACTTTCTTCATCAGTCAAAGTGGTATTCGATGATACGGCTACGACGCTGCTTATCATGTTTCTAACACCGTTGGCTCCAACGGTCATGAAATCAGTCTGACTGTTTCCTTGTAGACCTCTAAAGATAATTTGACCATCCTTTGACCCCTCAGTGACATCTAGTATCTCGGCT